AGAAGTATCCACGAGCCACAAGCGGCATTAGGTATCTTTTGTGGTTCTGTATCATCTTTCCTACACCAACCAGATTCTGTATCTTCATCAGCCCTTTCACCATTTCTATAATAGAAGCCATAAGCATCACCATACTTACCACCTTTCCCACAGGGCTTTACTTCGTGTACTTCCACAAATTGATTCTTATACCAATCAGATACCCTACCATCTGGGAATCTTTGCGCCCTAAATGGTAAAGCCCTTCCTATATTGTAATAGATGGAAATAAGGCTATTGCCTAATCCCTTCTGGTTAATGGTATCTATAAACTTCTGCTTATCCATAAGTGGATGCAAAGGTACAAATAATGGCTTACACTGTAGCAGGATAAGCCATTATTTATAGTTTTTTAATTCTTAGTCATTTGCTTAATCATAGTTTCTAACTGTTTTCTAGTGGTGCTTTCAAATTCCCCTAGCTTAGTTCTGAAGTAAATAGATACCCCAAAGATACCAGCAGCATAGCACAAAGCCTAAGCCACATATATAAGTACCCCAGAAGCTATAGTATAAGTTATTATAAAAGCTAAGAAGGCTAGGATTATTGCAGATGCTATCATAGCTATAGCAGTACTATACTGTATCCAATCTTTTGTATTCTGTTTCATAGATGTAGAATTTGATTTTTATGTTTACTGTTTGGTAAAGATATATGAATCCATTGGTAGCCTTTTTCATTGATTAACTATCCTACTTCTATCTTTCCATCTTTAATCATCTTCTAAGCCAGTTCAAATATCTTCTTATTCTCTGGTATTCCGTTGTTAATATCCACAGCTTCCCCTTTAAGGTGCTATGAAGTAGAAGTACCATTAACTGCTTTGTTCAGTGCCTTACATCTGTAGCCACTGGAAATATAGATAGGCTTTTTGTAAGCATCCCTTAGCGGTTGCAATATCTTAGTAGCTAATAGTTGTAAGTTTTTAGATTCTTCCTTAGAAGGTGTATTATCTATATTTAACCTTCTAGCAGTAGCAGAAGCTATTAATTCTTCATAAGTAAAATTATTTGTTATCATAAATCGGCAATAGTTGTAAAGTTAGGTAATTTAGAAGTAAGTGTACTTATATCCAATCCATCTACATAGTGCAATGTACCAGTATTACTTATAGCAGGTGCTAACCAGTTAAATGTAGTAGGATTATAGATGTAGATTTCTTTAACGCTACTGCAAGCAGTATTAAAGTTATTCTGTGCTATACCAGTTATGCCACTTCCAAATACTATAGTTTCCAATACTGGATTATCATAGAATATATAAGTAGATAAAGATACAGCAGTAGTACAGTTAATTATAACAGATTTAAGTTTAGTACATCCTTTAAATAGATAAGCACTGTAAACAGTTACAGAAGATGGTACTACTATGGATTCCAAATCCACACAATCCCTTGCAAAATTACTGTGGAACTCTCCATTAGTTAGCTTCATATATACAGTGTGTTTACCTACAGAATCAAACTGGTAGCTTACTACTGGGGCTTGTATAGATTCCCCATCTACAACCATTTCCACAATATACTTAGATACATTATATGAATTATATAATAATTGTGTTGGTGAAGAAATATCTGTAACATCATAAACCATCTTTACATAATCTGGGTATTTAGCATCCATACCCTATATTTTAATAACTAAATCAGTAGTTACAGAAGGAATCCTTATTACACCATTATTATAATAGGTACTAGCCATATTTACACCATTAATTAATATCTGTATATCTATATCACTTAAATCCTATGCTATGATGTTAGCTACATATTCATCACCATAATTAATTTCTGTCACATTATTATCCAATGAATAGCCAGAATCTAACTAGTAAGTAATAAAAAGTGATTTTGAAGCATTAGCAGTAACAGATACATTACCTATAGCCATTTCAGAAGTGAAGTATAAGGTGGTTACACCATTAACAGTTTGAATATCTATGTAATCACTGTTTTCATAACCATTATTAATAACCTTACCTAATCCTTCTATGGTTACATTTATGGAATCGGTATTAACATCAAAGCCATCAGAAGGTATCAATACAATCTAGAAAGCAGCATTTTCTACTATCTGGTTAGAACTTGTAGTAGTATATCCAGATAATGTGTAAGATACATCATAAGTCTTTACAATAGATGTACCAGATGCAGTAATATCTACAGTACCAGTAACACTAGGGATACTTATGATTCCAGTAGAAGGATTATATACGTTTTCTGTTATATTTACACCATCCATATAAACCTATACCTAAAGATTGGTGTAGTATTCCCTTAATGCTAATGTAGTACTGAAACTATCACCTTCAGAAACAGATAGCTTCTGGTTTGTAGAGGTAACACCAGTAAGATACTGATTTATCCTTATTACATTTTCAGTAACACCATTACCAATATAGTAAATTTTAGTATCATATCTTTTGTTATTGGCATAAGGCTCTACTACCACCATATTACTATAAACAGATACCCTTACATCTTCATTATTATCTTTCATAGAAGGTATATTTACCATTCTAGCAGTATTATTACTGTGTACCTTAATATTTGGGTATTTATCTTCATATTTCCAATCTGTGTGTGCGTGACCGCTAAACCAGATTAGATTTTTATAGGATTTGATTCTACCAAATCTTTCATCATCTGTAGTATGCCATCCGTGATTAATATACTTACCATTTAAGTATCTCCATCCAAATTCATCTACAGTACCATCATACCAATGACTAAATAAGAAGATTCTGGTTTTATCCTTATTAGCATCTAGAAGATTAAATAGCCATTCATACTATTCATCTGAATATACAAACATCTTATTATTAAATAGTGCAAACCATATATATAAATCTCCGTTAATCTCTTTATAGAAACAAGTTCTATCATTATTCATAAAGTGTACACTATCATCATAAGAAGCCATATTACTTACTTCGTGCCACGTTTCTATTCCACATCCAGAATCGTGATTGCCAGGAATCATATACAATGGGATTCCAGTAGGTGCTATAATACTTCTATATTCATCAAAGATAGTTTTAATACTTCCATATTCATCCGTACTACCACCTTCAGGCCCATAAGAATCACCAGTAAATACCACAAAATCCAGATTACCATTCATAGCTTCTATAGCGTACTGTTGGAAAGCAGCCTTTCCCCTTAAATATCCATCATTATCTTTGTAAGTATCTGGATATTTATATGGTGAAGCTAAGTGAATATCACTAAAGATAGCAAATCTGGTAATAAGCTATCCACATTTAGCTATATCTGTTTGTACACTGGTAGATACATAGCTTTTATTAGATAGATTCTTTATAAGTTCTGGTACTGAGCCTAAGCAATCACTAGAAGTTACAGTAACATCACCCCTTTCTGCAAGAATCTATAATATAGTTTCCTATAGTTCTACCAGTGATTTCAAATTATAATTAATACTATTCTGTGCCATATAACAAAGATTCTAATATATTGTTTATATCTTCTATTCCGTTCATATTATCTATTCTAGCATTAGCACTATCTAAAGCAGCAGCTACCCTATGTATTTCTGTATGTAGATGCTATTCTAATTCATCCATCATACTATATAGGCTATTGATATTCTGGCTTAAATTATTTAAGTTTGCCTATTGTATTTCTAAATCAGAAATTCTACTTTCATTACCATCTACCTAATTAGCTACTTCGTGTATTTCCTAATGTATTTCCCTATCTTCTTCCTTCAATTCGGATAACTAACTATCTATATCTGAAGAATTAGCTTCCATATTCTGATTAAGGGTATTTATCTATGATTGTAGAGAATTAGTAACTATATCTATATTTTCTTCACAGTCATTAATTCTTAATTCCAGTGTTTGTAAATCAGCCATATTAGTATTCTATTACAGAATTATAGTAATTATATATTATCTCTTTGGCATTATCAAAGCCATCCTCAAAGATTATCTTGTTATCATTTATCCACACTTTACCTAATGGTAGTGTTTCCCCTTTGATAAAATCCCAAAATTCTTCTTTAGTATTAAATTCTTTTTTCATCCTACCCTTGTAATTTCAAACCAGTTATCATCTATATAAGTTATATCATAGCTAGTACCAGCAGCCCAAGTTAATTGTGTGCCACCATTAAGTGCATTATTCCACAAAGAACCATCATCATATTGCAATGCTAATCTAGTCACTGTACCATCTGAACAGTAAACAAATTTACTACCTTCACCATTATTACCAGTGTTCATACCCCTTGCAGCCCCTACAGTACAAGTACTATGAACATATATCCTTACAGTTCTACCACATAAAAGTCCATTACCAATATACCATTCTAATGTAAGTACACTACCAGAATGAACTATAGCTATATCAAAAGTATGTAGGCTAAGTGTATGTGTATTACCAGAAAAACTCTTAAACTTCTTCTGTATATTCACATTACCATATAAATTTAAATTATTATAGAATAATTCTATGCCGTTTTGGTAAAACTAATCTGTAGAATCATCACTAAGCCATCTTTTTACTGCAAATCCTTGTTTTCCGTAATAGATAAAATTATGTGCTCCGTTTATTACCCCTAAGCCATCTTTAGCTAATACAGCTTTAGATTCTATCTTACTTGGAAGATAATAGAAGCCACCCTTTAGTTCTCTTTTCCAACCTTCAGCACAAGCCCAATCATAGAAGTGTACCAAATACCTAATTGCATAGGCACAAGTTTCATTAGCTCCTACATTCAATGATATTACATCCGTTAAAGGGATAACATCCGAACTACCACACTGGGAATAAATTATATCACTTTGCCAGTAATCTGTATAGACCACCTAATCATCTACTATAGATACTTTATAAAGATACTGCTTTACCCATAGCTTTGCACCATAAGAATATATACTACCACTACTATTATTACCATAAGAATCTATCATACAAGAAGCCTTTGTTAATGTTATGTTTGTATTTGCATTATATGTACCTAAGTTTATGTAATCGGAAAATCCTTCCCATTCAGTACCATAGCCTTCCATAGATACTACATCTACATTTCCCCATTTCTCGCCACCGCCAAATTTGGTGTAGTTATCCATAGCATTATTTTTTAATTGCAGTCTAGGTGTATGGTCTGCATCACCAATCATAAAACCAGAAGAATCCCCCCATAAGTTTAAAGAATTACCTTCTATTTCTGTTTTATTGGCTATAAGTGTTATCTTTTCATTCTCTATATCTATACCAGTTTTCTTCAGATTATTATAAACATTCAATTCTATCTGGTCTGCATCCTATATGATTTCCGATATATTGTTTTCTGCATCCTATACCCTTGACCTAATGTTATCAGTAACCGCAAAGTAAGCCCCAGAATCAGTAGTAACAGTAACATCATAAGAATCCAATTCTATGTATGTGCCATCATCATAGATATGTTTATATAGAATTACCCTAGCAGTATTAAAAGCAGTGGTAGAAGCATCTGGATTACTCTGGGATACTGTGGTAAAGTTAGGGATATTCTTACTGAAAGCCCACTATTTATTAGTAGCATTATAGCTTAAATTATTCTTTGTACCATCACCATACAATACCTTTACACAATATTCAAAGGAATAATCCTAGTATTCTATATCATCATCTTCTATATATACTACACTACCACCTTCCTACTTTGTAATATAGGTACAGAAATTACATACCAAAGTATTTGATGTGTTAAGAAGCATCCTATTAGAAATAGGTACTAGCTTTATAGTGGTTTCATCTTTTCCGATTTCCACATTATAGGAATCTACCATTTCTGGCTTTGTAGTATCCAGTATTACCCTAAGTGCCTTTGGTGTATCCTTAGATTGATATTCTGTTACATCCAGATTGAAATACCATCTGTTATCTGAAGCATCCAGTGACATAGTACCGATCTTAGTTCCGCTTTCATCCACTACATAAGGAATAGCTAAACTATCATCCTTAATCCATTCTTCAGAAGTAGTATTTAGCTTCTATACATTTGTACCTTGCACTGCTACCACATAACAGTTAAGCCTAATATTAAGTATATCTTCTGTAACCTTTGCAGTATTAGATAGTGGTATTAGCTTTCTTTCTATGGTGTTATCAGTTATTATTTCCTAAATGGTCTATCCAGTTTCAGTAGTAAAATCACCCCTAAAGTAATTACCATTTGAAGCAATAACATTATATCTAAAGTTCCTTAAAGCCTAAAAGCTCTTGATACCCTTATATTGTACTATGGATGGTGATTTTACACTATTATCCAATCCGGAAGAATAAGCAGATAGAATTATAGCATTTTGTCTAGATGTATCACTATTGTTACCTAAGCATACTATTTCATCACCTTCTGATACATCGACTACACCGCCTAAAGATTCATTCCACACATTATAGATGGGTACATCCTAATCTGGTGTTGTTTGTACTCCATTTAAGGAAGTAACAATATCTATACAGATATATATTTCTGCACCATCATCTTTATATTGGTTGTATAAATCTATCTTTTCCTAGTCTATAGGTGTATCATCATAATCACTGTGGTAATAGTTAGTTACATCTGGTTTACCATAGTCTATATAGATACCAGTATCTACCACAATACTTCTATAGAAAGAATTGGATACATCCCCAGATACACCTTCACCAATGTTAAAGGTCTGGTGTAATATCAAATCCCCTTTCTAGAACTCTTGCAGTATCTCTTTACCAGTTTGTTTGTTGTGCTTAAACTATCCTAGCCTTACTACATTTATTCCAGATAGGAAATCCATTCCTTCAGAAGTTTCCAGTTCTGCGTATAAGGCACTATTTAAGTTGCTTTCCCACCAACTATATACACCATTCTAATCACTAATGCTATCACTATTGTATCCAGTGATTACCTTATCTACTTTAAAGTTAGAAGGTGAAAGGATTATCTAACCACCTGCTGATTTGATTTTATCTATGATAATTTCTTTAAAATGTGCCTATCCAGATACATCCAGATTTTTAAAGAATCCATTAGTAGAATAAATATTCTACCACTGCTTTAATTCATTTCCTAAGTTATATGTATTATCTGCATTAGGTGTAATATCTCTAGCATCCGTATTACCAGAAATGATAGTGGTATTTAACTATGTATTACCATTTACTGATAAGTTCTATTCTACTAAAAGATTCTGTTTAGCAGTTACTTTCTTATCTATATCTAATGTACCATTTATAGAAGTATTACCTTTAATGGTAGCTTCACCATCAAGTTCTGTATTACCTTTAACCTTCAAATCACTACCTACAATAATTCTAGCATCTGTAGTTAGATTAGGTACATTCAAATCACCTTCTACATCCTAAGTACCATTGAAGGGATGCCCCCATATTCTATGTGTGGTAGATAATTTCTTTGCTTCATTAGCTATGTTTGATGCTATGAAAGCACTTTTACCACCGCTAGCTGAGCCATCACTATCTTTACTTTTGCTAAAAGATTTTATATTAATCATATTTCTTTCATTTTAATAGTTACTGTATCTTGCTTCAAATCGGCTTCATAGCCTATAGGATAAAACTTCTTATTCAGTAGGTAGCTAAATCTGTATAGCTTAAAGAATCCAAAGTTTTCCATTCTAAAGGATGTATCTATAATCATCTTTGGTGTATAGTATTCTTTGTAATAATCATCTATATATAGTTCTTCTGCCTTTCCTACATTACCAGTAATGGAATTTCTAATATTCATCACATTATTAGAATTAATCATATCTACTACATTAGATAGCTTCACCATAGTAGATACTCCTTTTTCATTAGCTTCTGAAGCTGTTAAAGCAGTATTGAATTTGAAAGTTATATCATCCTTACTTTGTATAGAATTATTCCATATATCGGACATATAAATCAAATCCCTTTCTTCAGTATTATTAAACTATCCATTATCTGAATATAGCTTACATTCAAAATTCTTTATATAGATATTTCCCACAAATTCCATAAATGGTAGTGCTGTGCTCCACCATTTAGTACTTCTCCAAAAAGAAGGATGCCTTCTAATCTGGTTATACCAAGTAGGGTAGGCTGGTTCCAGTATCCTAAACTCTACATTACCAGAAAGTTTATCCCAAGAATGTATAGGGATACCAGTACCTTCTGCATCCGTATTACTGTAAGCACTCATATTATTAGATATACTCCAATCCTTCATTAAGAAGTAATCATCTACTGCTGGATTAAAGCCTAAAGTAAATGTAGGTGGTATTCCTCTGGAATCACATTCCGACTAAGTAAGCCATTCAAAGTTATTAATATCAGTTTCTACTGCATATTTGTTACCTATCTTTAACTAGCATACCAGAATAGAAATCTTATCTATATCATCATATCCCGATTCACTTCTAAAGTTCATCCAGTCACCATATTCTTCACCGTAAAGATGTGCATAGTAATCAGATTTTAGATAAGGTATGATGCTTTGCCTACTAGTAACACCTTCACCGCCAATATTGGGGTATGCCTATTCATAAAACCATCCCCCTAGATTACCACCAGTAGCAAAGGATATAAAATTAGCACCTATAGAAGTTACATTGTTACCTATTAAGGATGTATCTTCACATTCCAGAATTTCCCTAGTATGTGTATTAATCTTTGTCCGTATATTATTTCCATTATAATACAAATAGCCAATTTCCTAATATCCTAAATATAATGGTGGTTGTAGCATTATCTAACCAGAAAATACTATATAGTTAGTAATGGAATTATCATTAGGTGATATTACCCCTGCTGAATTTTGGGAAATATATTCTACCATACCCCCTGCTTCAGATACTCTATCCATTCTATAATTCCAGTCATTGATTCTATTTTGTGCATTAGTAGAATCTGCTGAGCCACTACCATTAACAGATATGATTAGGTAATCAGTCATATTGGATTTATTCTTTACAGAAGTATCACCAGATGATGAAGCACCTTCTGTATCACTTATAGATACCAAACAAGGTGCTGGCGCATTACAATGTACTGCGTAAGGTACATACCACTAATTAATAGCTTTACCGTTTCCATCCCTTCCAACCAGTTCATTAACATTAACTACTCTGCTTCCATTCCAAAACCTTAGATTCCAGTCTGGATTTTGTTTTACTTGCATATAAAACATAGAAGCTCGGGTAGATTCACCTTCTACCCACTGACAATGTGCATAAGTATTCTTGTTAGTGTATGGTGAAACAAGTGAATCACTATCTAAAGGTGATTTAAAAACGCTGTCCGCTTGCTATAAGTCACACTTCAGAACTATCTTATTATAGACATCTGCCAAACTTATTTGTGTATCATCAGATTTGTAGTAATCCTTTTTCACTAAGTCTATATCCCTTTCACTAACTGTATAATTAGTATCCCTGAAGAAATCATAGAAAGTAATATCTGCTTCCGTCCTTACCTTATCCCAGTTAAAGAAAAATAGCTTATCACCTATAAGTATGATGTGAAGATTAAGGTACTGTAGTATCTATTCTAAGATTTCTTCACAAGTCCACAAATCATCTTCTTCATCACCTAGTATAAGTGTTTCCGATATACCACAAGTGGCAAATACATTTTTATAGCTACATCCACTGGCTTCTACCTTTACGGATAAATCATAGTAATAGTAAAACTTATCTAACTGCTATGCAGAATTAACACCAAAGATATAACTGATAATTTCCTTAAATGAAATAGTATTAGCCATCTGTTTAAGTACATCATAATTGGTTTCTTCCTTCCATTTATGATTTTCCAGTGTACAAAGCCAATCCTAACAGTTAAGCGTTATTTCTGTGTAAACTTCTGCAAAATCTTGATTATAAGTATTAGGTACTAAGAATCCATAGAAGATACAATTATCCCTACTATTGGCATCATTCTTATATACCCTTACTTCTATTTCTCTATCATTAGCAGTAAAGATGGAATCACCTATATAATCCTTTACCAGTAGGTTTATATCACAAGAAGTTTTGATGATATGTGTAAAGGTATCATCTATTTCTTGTTTTATGGTAATAGGATTATCAGTAAAGCGTATTCTATCAGTACTGCCTATTTCGTATTCCATTCCACATTTTATCTACACTATGTAATCAATGCCAGAAATGGATTTAAATGTACCATATATCATAGTTTCTTAGTATTAGGTGAAGATTTCTTAAAGTTTTTAAGTGCTATATATAAATCAGAGCCTTTAATCTTTACTGTTCCAGATAATCCATCACTACCAGATTCATAGCCACCACTATTATTAAGAAGGTTAAATAAACGTTTCTACTAAGTACCATTAAGCACCATTTCCCCCTTATTTAGCCTACAGATAGTGTTATCCCCAATAGTAGTAGTACCACCAACTATACCACCATCTGCAAAGCAACTGAACACCATAGCGAATCCTGCTACAACTGCTGCAATTCCTGCGGCTATAGCGGCTATATTAGCTGGGAATGGTAAAGAAGCACCAGATTCTGTAGCACCTGCAATAGCACTAGCTTCTTTTACACCTAATTTACCTATTTCAGATGTGTTTTCTGCTGCATCATTAGCTATCTTTACTTCAGTGTTAGCAGTTTCTGTAGCAGTCTTTGTACTATCCATAGCCATTTCTGCACTATCGGCTGCAATTTTCTTAGCACTGGAAGCGGCACTAATATCTGCAAACAATTCTATTACTTCCATAATGCTTTCATAAGCACCTATCATATTTTGGATAGTACTTACTACTGCTTCCATTCCACCAGTGATTTGCTCAAATACACTCATATCTTCCCAATTCTCGGAAAGATTACCCCAAGTGCTTTCTACATTCTGGATAGAACTATTAAGATTACCTAGGTTATCCACAGTACCTTTAATGCCATCATACATCTTATCTTTGAAATTGGCATTAGCCTATAACTATTGTGCATTATTGGAAGCCTACTTATAGGAATCAGATAAGGCATCTACTTTTTCCTTTGCCTTTTCATAGATAGATGCTAACTACTTTTCATTTGCAGTAAGTGTACCACCTAGTTCCACTTTTTCCTATATGGCTTTATATTGTTTCTTATATGCCTTTACTAATGATTCCTAGAAGGATAATTCTTCTTTTATATCATTGACATTAGTGGTAGCTTTTTCTACTTCACTTTGCCTCTCTAATACTGGTTTCCTCTAAGATACCTTCTTATTGTATTCTTCCAGTTTTTCAGAAAGCCCTTCCATAGTGCTATCATCTATAACTGGCTTTATCTTTAATTCTATCTGCCTTTTTGATTCTGTAAGGCTATCTATTTCTTTCTATATTTCATTCCTGGCACTATCACTAACTGCTAGGTTTAAATCCCTTTGTTTCTTACTAATAGCATCATCCAAAGCCTATAGGCTACCTTCATCTGCTTTAGGCTTTAAGGAAAGTTCTATAGCTTCTTTCTGCTTTGTTAGTGTTTGTATCTATTCCTATATCTTTTGCCTTTCATCATCCGTAATAGCCAGTTTTAACTTTGCCTATAGTTTGGAAATATCATCTTCTATCTTTCCTAAGCTACCTTCCTTATAATTAGGCTTAGATGCTTTAGCAGTCTTTTGGGAATTACCTTTTAAAGATTTAGTATTAGAAGATTTAGTATTAGAAGATTCCGTTTTAGTGGGTTTTACATTAGTGGATTCTGTAGTAGTAATTTTTACCTTCTGGTTAATCCTACCATTTGCAGTTTCATTAATAGCATCCCTTACATTTTTCTTATACTGTTCGGCAAACTCTTTAGTATTCTTCAGATTCTTTCCCATAGCTTCCTTCCAAGCATCTACTGCACCGCTAAAATCACCTTGCAGTACTTTACTTATAATTACAAAGAAAGCCTTTATATTATTCATAGCGTTCTTTACTATGAATACTATGGCATTAAATGTATTTTTAAATCCAAGTACCAAAGCCTGAAGGATACCACGAATGATAGAACTATTATTATAGAAATCTTTTGCCCATTCACCTATAGCTTTACAGTTATCATTTATGGTGCTAACTACATCTGTAAGCCATTGTATAATACTTCTAAAGATGGATTGACCGCCACCTAAAGATAACATTAAGCCTTCCCAAGCGGAATTAAGCCCTGCTATATCACCTTCTAGATTATCTGCCATAGTATCAGACATTTCTTTGGCTGCACCATTACATTCCTATAGGGTAGTGATTAACTGCTTTCCAGATTCTGCACCATCTAATAAGGTGTTGAAGGCTGCCACACTTCGTTTATCAGTAAGTTCCAATGCTTCACCTAGATCTACACCTCTACTTCTTAATTCCTTTAAGGCATCCATTAATTCTTCACCAGATTTAACTGGTTTACCTAAAGCCTAAGCAAGTTTACCATTAGCATCTGCTAGATTAAGGATAATATTTCTTCCTGCTGTTGCTGCACTACTAGCATCAAATCCTGCATTAGCAAGTACACCTAGTAAGCCAGTAGTATCTTCTAAGGATAATCCAAAAGCGTTAGCTACTGGTGCTATAGTACTCATAGCACTATTAAGATATTCAAAGGATAAAGCAGAAGCTGAGCAACCTTTGGAAAGTACATCTGCTACCTTCTAGGTTTCACTTGCATCCAGTCCAAACATCCTTAAAGTAGCACCTGCTAAACTGGCTGCACTACTTAAATCCGTACCTACTGCGGTTGCAAAATTTTGTATGTGTTCTGTCATCTTATGGATTTGGGTAGGATCAAATCCTAATTTAGCTAGTTCTATCTATAGTCCTGCTATCTAGCTTGCACTATACATAGTTTTAGCACCCAGTTCCAAAGCCTAATCTGTAAGCCTACTTAATTCATTTGCAGATTTACCAGTAACTGCCTATAATACGGATTGGGATTTATTAAATTCCATAGTGGTAGTAACACCTTGCTTCAGTGCATTAACTGCCATCTAAGCCCCTGCAACTATACTACCTACACCAGTAGCCATAGCTGCACCCTACATAGCAAAGCCTTTAAAATTAAAGCTACCACCTTTAGTAGTATCCTATGTACTATTTATTTCATTCTTTACTTGTCCTAATTGTGCCTATAGTTGTTTGAGCTATGCCTAAGCAGTTTTACAAGAAGCGGATAGTGATTTACCAAAATCACTTCTTTTAGCTTCATCTGTTAGATTAGCCCACTATATTTTCAATTCCTTAATCTGGCTAGATAGTGCCTTTTCCTATTGTTTAGTAGTCATAGTACCAGATGATACTTTTTCCAGTGCCTTTACTACTCTTTGGTAAGATGCTACTTGTGATTCTGTAACTGTCTTAATCTTACTACCACTATTCTTAGTTTCCTTACCATATTTTTCTAGTACAGATTTGGCTTCATTAATAGATTTAACTAAGCCAGATGTATCCGCACCTATTACCGCCATCAATTTAGCCATTATTCTTCTATTGCGTTTTTAATGTAATTATTTAATATAGTATCTGCACCATTCATAGCCTTTTCTATAGTGTCATTGGCTTTAATATACCCCTTCTGGAAAGGCTTTGATAGTGCCTTATTCTTTATCTTATTCTGCTTCCTATACTATGTACCACCAACAAAAAACCTAGTCTTATAAGAATGGTAGTTATCTCTGTTTCCAAGTGAATGTATCTTTATCTGGGATGTTTGTAATTTACCTATCATAATGCCACTAGCTAAATCCTTATAGTTATGCCCAGAAGAATGGGTTTTATAGATACTGCTACTATTAATGAACTTCTATCTGGCAATATCCCTAATTCTGAAAGCAGTAGCCACTACTGCTTTATCAATATTTCTAAGCATTTCCTAAGATGCTTTTTCTATATCGTATGTATCAAATATTAATCTTGTTTTTCCCATTTCTTAGATAGTTCTTTAAGTCTGTTTATATCATCATTACTAATTTCCACTTGTGGCTCAGATTCTTCTGGCTATTCCCACTTGAAGCTACATATATCTTGAAATGTAAGTTTCTTCTTACTATTTACTTGTGCTACCACATAAGCTATTAATCGGCTAGATTCCCATAGATTCCTATCCAGATTAGGTAGATTATCCACTATGTTATATAGTTCCCAATCAGTACACATATCCATAAAGTAATGAATATCCATTATCCTAAACTGGAATACAAGAAGGTTAAAAAGATAGTGGTATATACACTTAGGGGTTACACTACTATCCTAATTGTTGGTGGTTAGTCTTTTTTTAGTTTATTATTAGTAGTAACTACCTTCTGTAGCCATTCCCCAAATTCATTAAGAATATCTGGGTTTTCATCTAACCAATCTATAAAATCTTCCATCTATAAACTGTAATCCATAGAAGATGATACTGCTACACAGTAGAAGAAAGTTATTACATCTGTTAAAGTTGAAGGTGTTAAAGTACCCCCAGTAATGTTTTCATACATCATCATAGCTCTAAGGCTATATTTCAGTGTTATGTTTTTGTTATTAATAGATATTTCCATAGTGATTCATTTAATTAAAATAGGGGTAATAGAACAGTATCTACTACCCTTATTATTATTAGTTATTTCCAGTATTTTCATTACCTTCTTCAGGTGTATTACCACCAGATACAGCAGTTTTCTTAATGCTTCCACTTCCAGTAAGTGTAACACTGAATGTAGCATTTTCTCCATTATTGGCATTAGCTACCAATGAAGTTATAAGTACCTTACCTTCATAAAATGTATTCTAAGAAGTCCAGTAAGGTAAAGTTGTATCACCATCCGCTACATTCTTAGTTAAATCTGTTTGTTCTGTCTTTAAACCAAATCTTACAGTGATAGCTTCACCAGTAAGCATAGCGGTAAACATCTTATCATAATCTGTAGATGTAAAAAGATTCTCAGATGTGATTTCCCAAGAATATTTAGCTACTTCTGAAGCACCCCATACACCGTGATCCTTTGAACTAATATCTGTAGTTTCAGCAGTTATTGTAAGCGTGTGGTTAGTGGCATAAGCATAACTATGCCCATCCTTATCAAATAACATCAAATCACGACCTTTTATAATTTTGTTTGCCATATATTATTTTTTATTTATAGTTGATTGAAATTGTATCTTTTGGATATAAGCGTTATTACTATATTCTTCACTTGCCATAGTAATAATAGTATTGCTTATTTCCATATCTTCAAAGGTAACATACTATCTTTCTAGTAATGCCCTTATATCATTTGCTATCTATACACTATTTATATAAGTATCTGTTACTATTGTCACTTCATAGGATACCTAATCTTCATAGTATCCATCCTTACATCCACTACTAACCATTCCAATCCTTCTATATACAATAAAGGGATATTTTGCATCATTATCAGCTACTAGTGGATAAACACCTATATTAGTAAATTTCAGTACAGAATAGATGTATTTTCCTATGTTAAGTGTGTCAATCATTTACTAGTTCTGTTTTTACTGTTATCTGTTGCTATTGCCTATCTGGTTCAATATCTAATATTCTATACTGTTTGTTATTCCACAGAATCCTATAATATTCCGATATAGGTACATAGCTTCTTATCTAGAATGTTTTAGTGTAGTTATAGAAGATTTCATTATTAACATTCATTCTATCACCTCCAGTATGTACTAATCTGGCTTTAGTAGTATATATATTCTACCACGTTGTAGTTTCTTCACCATAATCATTACTAGTAACAATAGGCTAAAGTACATCTATTCTTTCTGTTAATAGTCCAGCTCGCATATTAAGGTAGATAATAATGTTTGTGTAATCCCAGAAGATAATCTAATGTATATGGTACTTTGATTACCGTACTGTAAGCAGTTGGTTCTCTATTTGCATAAAGATTACCAACTAATAGAAGGATGGAATGAATGATAGCAGATGGTAACTAACCATCCACTACCAAATCATCCAAAGCTATGTCTAGATGCTTTGAAACAGCATCTTCAGCCACAGTAATCAAATCCGTTATATAGACATCATCCCCAGTAAAGGAATCATCTATATTTAGGTGTTTCTTTGCTTTCTCTAATGTTGTAAACATAGCTTCTATCCATTAATAACAGTATTAATCTGCTAAGGTTTTTGCTACAAATGCTTCAGCGCGTCTAGGCTTTGCATCAAAGTAAGCATTAACCACTAATCTTACTTTACCATTAGTAGCTTGTGAATATGGGTCGATAGTTAAATCAATGCTTCCCCATTGTCCGATAACATAATCTTCAAAGTTACCTACTACAATACCCTTACAAGCAGAAGTACTAAGTACTGGGATACCATCTACTTCACCATTTTCCATTACGAATAAGCCACTACCAGCATCTTTTGAAGTTGTTTTAAGTTTAGCCTTAATAGCAGGTGAAACAATATATTTAATATCACCGCTAACATTTGCTTCCTCTAATGTTTGGATAAGTCCTACCATAGTAGCATAAGATGTATCTTCAATAGTTTCTGCACCATTAAAGATACCTTCTGGTTGTGTAGAACTACCAGCAGCATCACCTAAGATAGTTGCTTCTAACTTGTTAGAAATAGCCTTTACTATATCATTCTTTAAAAGTGCTTCAGCACTTACAGAATCTTGTAAAAGGAATTGTTTAGATACATCTAAGTATGCAGTAATACGTTTTGGCTCTAAGGTTACTTCACTGAATGTACCAGCACCATCACTTGCAGCACTGATTTCACCAGCCCATCCTACATTACTTCCACTATATGCAGGAATAGAAACATTACCTACTAATCCAGTCATATAGTTAGCACCAGCATTAACCATTACTAAGTTTGCCCTAAGTGGTGCTAAGATGTTTAATTTATCTTCTGCTACTGCTTCCTAGCCAGCAGTAGCTACAGTAGCTTGTACTGTGCTTCTTTCCTCTACTGGAAGCAAAATCTGACCACTATAAGATAAGCCAGCTTTACGCATTTCAGAAATACCATCATTTACAATTTCTTGGCTACGCTCGTCTAATTGTCTGTTATTGGCTATATCATTGATAGCCTTTAAAAGTGAAAACTTTTCCATACTTCTTTTAGTTGTTTGTTTATTAAGTTTTTCGTTTAATTGTCTAATCTCATCATCTATATCTGCCATCTACTTTTTTAGGCTATCTAACTTATCTGTTTCATCAGTATCCAACTTTCTTAATTCTTTTTCTGCATTGGATATAATGGCTTCAGCTTGAATCTTTAACTGGTTACGTTTGTCAATAAGTTCTACACTATTCATTTTTTCTCCTTTCTAAGTATCCAATCATTTATTAATACAAGGCTTAGCATTAGAAGTGTTTGAATAAAATTCATTTGATTCCCTCCCTAAGTTGTTTGTAGTATTCTTCCATATCTCGTTTTTCTTTGGCTTTGGCTTCATCTAAGCCCCTAGTATCCACATTAACAGTAGTGGCATCATAAGCAGCCCTATATACTGGTGATACATCAAACATCTTTTCTATATTGCTAATAGTTCTTAGGTAGCTTCCATCATTTCGCTTAGTCCATTTATCTTCACCAACCTTAAAGGCAAAACTAGAAGCGGAAATATCACCCCTTCTAATACCTTCTAATAGTTCATCACCTAGATTGGTGTTTGGTGCTTCAAAGCTATATCTAAGCCCAATATCATCTACTTCAAGGGTAAGGCTACCAGTACCTTTGTTACTTCTAGCAAGTACCCCCTTATCTTCATTGTGATTAAGTAAACATAGTATATCAGATGTAGCTAATACACCTTCTAAAGCACTAGGTTCTATTACTTCAGTAAATCCACCTAAATCCCTAGATTCACTATTGAACACTACAGCATAGCCTTCTACCTTTCGGGAATCTGGCTATGTTGTAATGTTATCTTCAAACATTCTTCTTTCTTTCATAATATTACAAATTATTGTTTAACATCTTCATTCTGGATTCTGTTATCAGAAGGGGTGTTCTATGAAGCCTTATTTACTTCCATTAAGTTCACCTATACAAAGTGGGAATCACCACCTTCTATGTATGGTAAATCTATTTCCTTTCTTATCTCATTACAACTTACCACACCAATATTAAAAAGGGTACTGTAGTAAGTAGCTAAAGATTGCTTATCTGCCCTAAGAAGTCTGGATGTATCAAAGCGTACATCTATAGTATCCTTTTCAGATGGTTTGTATAGCTTCCTTTCAAACTCCAGTTCTAACTTCTCCAGTAATGGGGATAGGGTATCTGTGAGGAAAGAAAGGTTAGTAGCTTCTACAGTACTATAAGATGATTTGGATAAATCAAAAGCCTTCACTGGGGATACCCCAAAGAATCTGCATATATCTATTACATTAAACTATCTAGTTTCTAACAGTTGTGCATCTGAAGGATTAACCGTAATAGGTTTAAATTCCATATTACCTTCCAATACTGCTACACCATTAGGCTACCCAGTAGAAGGGCTAAAAGCAGTTTGCCAACTGGATTTAAGGTCTTGCTTCTGCTTACTAGTTAAGGTACTTTGTACCGTTAAGATACCAG